GAACCTAATCTTCCTAAAACTTCTTCTGGTAATAAATCTGCTAAGTTATCAAAATGTTCGTTAGTGCCTGGTTGATTTATAGCTTCAGGGTCAAAACTAATTGTTGCACCACCATCTTCTTCTGGTGTTACTTCAACATCTTGAGAACCTTGTGCTTCTTCTATATTGGCTTGAGACGCTTCTGCGATCTCTTCTTCACTAGGTAATTCTATTTCTTGCTTTACGTTTGGTAAAGACTTGTCTATTTCTGACATTGTTTTTCTCCGAGTTCGAAACCACTATAGTCTTTTTTCCAGGAACATTCAACCCCTGTGGATGAGGTCCTCTTTCTGGTGGTATCGTAGTTGTTAATTTTTTAGTCATCTGTTAGTGCCTTATATCCTTGTATACCTAATGATAAACCTAATCCAGCTAAACCTGCTCTAGAAAGAATTGTTAATCCTAATCTACCTAATCCTAAACTAGCAATTTTTCTAGCAGCTGCAGGCAGTCCTCTTGTTAGTTTTGGTGTCTGTTCTGCAAATGCAGGATACAAATAATTTAATGGATCTGTTGCAATATCCACTGGTGAATCCCCTTCAGATATCTGTCGTGTAATGTCCATGGCTGCTAATGGTGCGAGTAATCCTGGTGATGCTGCAACTCCCAGTCCTCTTCCTAAAGTTCTAAACCCTGTTTTAAGTATACCAGGTGGTTTTCTCTCAATTCCAAAACCTCTTGCTTTACCTGCTTTAATTGTTTTAGGTGCAACTGCAGCTGTCGATGCAGCAAAAAGTGCACCTGCCGTTGGCAGTTGATAATCTAAAATATCAGGTTTTGGTAGCTCTGTTGTTATTGGATCTGTTGCCATTGCTACCAACATATTTTTTTGTTGAGCTTCATTCGATAAATAAGTTGTTGGATCATCGTTTCTAAATTCTTTTACAATCGCAGATCCAACTGTTCCAGCAAGTCCTGCTACACTAAATGTTTTAAAGCCACCAGATTTTAAAAAAGATGTTGCTGCGTTTTTAACTTTAGCTAGTGGTCCTTGTGTTGCGTCTAATTCTTGTAATTTAGTAGCAGCACGCACCGGATCTTTTACAACTGCTTCTGCGCAAGTTGTAGATATGCCACCTGTTTGAAAAGATAAAATTTTTTGACAACTAGCTGGAGCTTTCTCTACTGCTTTAAGTAGGTTTGCAATTCTTGTATCACTTACTCCAACACGTTTAGCAAAACCCTCAGCAGTTATTAAATTACCACCAGCCCCTCTTTTAGTGAACTCATCAAGAAATCCTTCTCCTTTTTTGACAAACTGACCAAAGTCAAATTTTCTACCTAACTCATCTACAGGGGTTACACTTGATGTAAGAGAAACTTTTTGTGGTGTAAAATTAAAATTAACTTTTTCAACTATACCTTTATCGATAGAACCAGAAGTCAAATAATTTAAAAAAGCCTTTCTGTTATTCATCAAACTTTCGATTTCTTTTCGTCTAGCTAAAGTTGTACCTTTTTTATTATACTCTCCAGATAATCTTAAGATGGGGTTATCAAAAGCATCATTTTTAAATCTATTTAAGTCTCCTCTGACTAGACTATCAACTTTTAATATATCTTCTGGTTTTCCATACGTAACAGATAGAGGGTGTTCCGCATTTCCAGGTAATTTTGTAAATATTCCTTTTGATCCAAAGAAATCATCTGCCGCTGCATAAAGTCTATTGGCTCTTTGTGTGTTCCCTTGCTTTTGTAAATTATCGGCTGCTCTAATTAATCGATTATAATTAGTGCTAAAATTTAATGATTCTGTTAAAGCTTTTACTAACCAAGGTGCTCTTGCACCCATTGAAATTCCATAAGATCTTGTTTTAGTACCATCTGCATTAGTAGGAACAGAACCATTTCTTTTAAGTTGAGTTAATTGTTCTATTCTTTGTGTAAAAGAATTTTTATTAAAATAAGGGTCTACATTTTGAAACTTTCTTTTAAATTTATTTTTAACAGATTTTAAACTAAGCTCTGTTTGATTATTTAAATCATCTAAAAATCTTAATTGATTTTCTCTGTTTTGAGTTCTCGCACCTCTTGCTTTAGGACTCCAATTTTTTACTTCAATGTTTTTTCTAGCTTTTGCATTATCAATTCCATCAACATCAAATTTACCTGCTCTCCAAGCTTTAAAATCTCTATTAATATTTTCAAAACGGTGGTCAATGTTGTCTTTTTGATATTTTACTAAAGCTTTTTCAAGTTTTTCATTACCATCAAACTCACCATTTTTATCAAGATAATTTAAAAAAGTTTTTACAACATCATTTCTTCTAACTGTTGTTCCAAACAAAGCTAATTTTTTAACTCTTGGGTCTTTTAAAGTTTTATTATAAAATTTTTCAGCAGCTGCTTTTGCAGCAGACTCACTACCAAATTTAGAAAAAGCAAAACTTTTCTGTATTCTATCTCCATCAGGTAATTTAAAATCGACAACAAAAGACGATGGGGTTTTTAAAATACTTCCAACTTCTCGAGCCATTAGACCTCCAGGATCTTAGCTAGGCCACCACTTCTAAATCCAATACCTACTTCTATGCCAAGTTGTTTTTGAAGATCCTTAATTGCATCAGGATAATCATCTGGGTTTTTTAAAACTTTATTTAACTGTTTAAAATATTCTGTCTTTTCTTTGCCAACTAAAGTCTTATCTGTGCCAAGACCTGCAAACAATCTTGATATATCTTTACCTTCAAAACCATATTTACGCAAAGCTTGGAAACCCATTCTTGCAGCACCACCCATGAACATAGGCACTCGTCCACCATCTGCAAATTCAAAATCTTCTGGGTTTACTGTTTTTGGATCAAACATTCTATCGGTTACTGATCTACCTCTGCCATCTTTAACTCTTACAAGTCTTTCTGCAAATGTTTGAATGTCGTTTGGATTTTCTAGTTTTGCAATTGCCGATGCAACTTTTGGTCCAAAATATTTTTGCACCAATAATAATGGATCACCTAATCCTGCACCACCACCTTCAGTCATAAATCTAAAATCGTCTGCTTCCATAACACTTGATAAAGTTGTGCCACCTGGAAACTCTGGATCTTCTAAATCTTTTATTCTATTTAAAAACTCTCTAGCATTTGCTCTGACAGTTGGTTGAGCATTTTTTGATACACCTGCATTTAAATAAATTGTATCTACTAATTCGTTTACAATTAAATTATTGTTCTGAACATTTTTAATTGACTCTAAACCTTTACCAGTTGGTAAAATAGTTTCACCTACATCAACACCTTCAGCCTTTGCCATATTTCTAAACACCTCATCTGCTGATTGAGTTGGTGCCGCAATATCATTTGGTCCGCCACGTGAACCTGGTGGTGGTAAATCGTCTGCTGTTCTTAAAGACATCAAACCAGCTTTATCTAAGTCTCCAGTTCTTGTAGCAAGGTCAACAACATTTTTTGGTTCTGCAGGTGGAAAATAAACATTCTCCATCTTTTTCATATTAGATAATAATTTGTTTGCTTGAATATCATTTAGCTTACCAGCTACTGCATAACCCACAGAGCTTGTTAATTCTTCTACTGCTTTTGATTGTGGTAATACACTTAATGCTTCTGTGTTGATATCCATGTCTAACATCAACTCTGGAGACTTACCTTTACCTAAAAAACTTACGTTAGTTTTAGTTCCAAGGACGTCGTTAACGTTACCACCTAATTTTTGAAACGATTTAACGATTGCATTTATAAGTTCTCGTCTAGCCATAATATTCTAATCTACTCCTATCAGGTAATGGCTCGTCTTTGTAAGAATCTTTGTTACGAACTAAGCCACCCTGTTTAATACGCATAATCGCCTGGGTCATAGAATCGACATAGTCATCGTAATCGCCATGCGGAAATGCTGCACATTCCTCCACTACTTCTTGAGCAAAATGTTGGTGCATAGGAGCCCATATCAATCCTGTCTCAAAAAGCGGTGATACTGAATTTACTCTTGCATGCTTATCATTTCCTCGGCTCGGTGTAAAGTTAACAACTGGGATTCCCATATCTCTTAATTCAGCTGTCAGGGGTATACCAGAGGCTTTGGCCTCCACGATTACCATGTCAGGACGCCAGAATAGATACTCTTCGTGAGCTACCTGTTTAAGCTCTGGAAACTCATATCTATCTTTAAAAGCGTTTAATAATATTATCTGAGGGCTTTCGTCTTCGTTTTTAAACACTCCCCACGTGGTTATAGCACTATAGTCGGCAGATTCTTTTTTAAGAAAAGCTGTATCATAAGACTGTATTATAAATTCACATTTTGGTGGATCTTTATCTTCCCAGTCTTGCCACCAATCACGTTTGATTATAGCTCCTTCTTCAGCTGTAGGCTGTTGCATATACTGAGCGTTCCAGTTGTTTACTGGAATAGATGCTTTGGTTTTCTCTAACTCGTCCTTGGTCCAGTATTCTGGCCACACGGGCTTACCATCAGGGAGCAGGGCTGGTAGTTCTACAACCTCCCATTCGTCAGAGTTCTCTTCTCCCTGAGCCTTGATTAGTTGTCCTGTAAGATCTTTTGTACTCCATCTTGTCATTACAACCACGATACGACCACCAGGTTGCAAACGTTGACGTGGACCTGATGTATACCAGTTCCATGCTTTCTCGAATGACTTACTATCTTTTTTAATATCTTGTTCTTTGTGTGGATCGTCAATGATTAATAGATCAGCACCACGACCTGTTATTGCTCCACCA